ACATTGTGCCGTTTCAGCAGGACCAAGCACGTGCAGGAGTGCCAAAAGTTGAAGTCATAGCGCCAGTACAAAACCAAAACTTTGGTGCAGAAAAAGTAAATAACATAGTGCCGTTTCAGCAAGAACAAGCACGTGCAGGAGTGCCAAAAGTTGAAGTCATAGCGCCAGTACAAAACCAAAACTTTGGTGCAGAAAAAGTAAATAACATAGTGCCGTTTCAGCAAGAACAAGCGCGCGCAGGAGTGCCAAAAGTTGAAGTCATAGCGCCAGTACAAAACCAAAACTTTGGTGCAGAAAAAGTAAATAACATTGTGCCGTTTCAGCAGGACCAAGCACGTGCAGGAGTGCCAAAAGTTGAAGTCATAGCGCCAGTACAAAACCAAAACTTTGGTGCAGAAAAAGTAAATAACATTGTGCCGTTTCAGCAGGACCAAGCACGTGCAGGAATGCCAAAAGTTGAAGTCATAGCGCCAGTGCAAAATCAAAACTTAGGTGTAGAAAAAGTAAATAACATAGTGCCATTTCAGCAAGACCAAGCACGTGCTGGACTCCCAAAAGTTGAACTCATTACCCCAGTACAGCCGGTTGAAAATACCCAAACCGCCAGCAGAGTGGGCGCCATTGAGCCAGTGAAAGCCAATACGCCACGCGGCGGCATTACACAGCAAATAGCCAACGCCAATACCAGCAAATCAACCACTGTTGGCAACATCAACATTTACCCGCAAAAGGTCGACCCGAACTTTGCCAACTATGTGGAAATGCACGCATGAGCACCTACGCAGATTTGCACATTAGCAATGGCGACGTGGTACTAGATGCCGGATTAAGCCCGACCTATTTAACTGATCGGGCCGCCATAGCGCAGGACGTAGTACACGCCATTTTAGACACAGGCCTTGCCCATTTGCTGGTCAGCGACAGGGGCACAGGCGTAACGGCAGACACTCAAATACAACTGAAACTGTTGGTGGAAGAAGACGAACGGATCATGCCAGGCACGGTACGCATTGAAGAAGTAAACAGCGGCGAATGGTGGGTATTTGCTGACACCATCGACTTTGGCCCCATTTCATCCAGCATAGGCGGAGCGCTTTAAATGGCAGATAAAATCCCAGTGCCAACCATCAACTTTGCCAAAATTGTGGAAGCCGCAGGCATACCAACCACAGAGGACGGCTGGAAAGCACTGTTTAAACAAGACGTAGAAGCCGAGGGCAGCATTATTGCCAACGATTCGCCTTACTCGCCGTTCTGGCGCTTAATCAGTGCCATAGTGGCAAAGCCAGCCACATGGATAGTGAACAAGGTGCTAATCGGCATCATTCTGCCCAACCTGTTTTTAATGACAGCCACAGACGATCAGTTTATTGAAGCCAAAGCGTGGGAACATGGCTTAACCCGCAAAGCCAAAACCAAAGCACAAGGTAAAGTCAGATTTAAACGCGCTGCAGCACTGGGGCCAAGTCTTTTAATACCGGCCAACACAGTGATCCAAACCGACGCAATCAACGGCACAGTGTATAGGGTGCTGACTGTTGCAGACGTGTTTTTGCCCATGAATCAGGACAGCATCTTAGTGCCGGTAATCGCCGAAAATGCAGGGGCCGCTTACAACTTAGGGGCTGGGTATTACCATGTATTGCCTGTTGCAGTAACGGGCATCGGCAGCGCAATCAATGAGGCTGAATGGTTAGACGTGCTGGGCGCAGACGCCGAAAGCAACGACGATTTAAAGCTGCGCACCCGTAACGCATTTACAGCCGCAGCACCGTGGCATATTGACGCAGTTTACCGCGCAATCATCACAGAACGGGCAGGCCTTGACACCGACAACGTGTATTTTGAGCATGACGCCCCACGCGGCCCAGGCACAGCCAACGCCTATATTTTGCTGGACACAGGCGAACCATCCGAAGAACTGCTGGCCGACCTGCAAGCCTACGTGATGGAACAAGGCTTCCATGGCCACGGCGACGATATGCTGATACAGGCCATGCCAGGTGCTGAAGTAGCAATCAGCGTGTCGGTTTACCCGCATACCTATTTACTGGAAGAACAAGTCACCGAATTGTTAAGCGGTATAGAAGACTTTATCCGCTGTGCGTTCCGTGAAAACACCGACTACAACGCCACCAGAACAGAGCCTTTTGCCCGTTTTAGCTTTAGCCGTTTAGGCCAAGAGCTGCACGACCAATTTGCTGGCATTGAATCACTAAACTGGGGGCAGCCAGATATAACCAGCGGCAACAGTGTACCGCGCCTGACCACCTTAACCATTATAAACGGTAACGACTGATGATTATCGACTGGGCAAGCCTCACCAAAATGCCGTACTGGCTGGCAAAGCCGGGCGGCGAATTAGACAAGCTAAGAAAAGGCATGGTGCGGTTTTGGCAGCGCTTTGTCGACATGCTGCAGTTTGCCAGTCAGCAAATGGATCCAATGACAGCCGAGCTTGAATTTGTGCATCTGCTGGCATGGGAAAGGGACATAGAGCAAATACCAGGTGAAACCGAACTGATCTACCGAACCCGCGTTAAATACTCGCTGCCATTTGCAAAAGGTGCAGGCAGTAAATCGGGCTGGCTGGATATGTTCACCAAGCTGGGTATGCCAGGCGTCGCCATAGAAGAACGTTTCAGCGAGACGGATTGGGACGTGGTTGATTTAATGCTTTTGGACGACGAACTGGGCACCAATCAGCCATTGATCAACTCCCTTTGCCGCCAGTATGGCCGCACAACACGCCGTTACCAGTACAGCACATTGACTGTAGTGCCTTTCAATACGGCATTAAGCACATTTGACAAACAGAGCAGCTTTGAAGTCGCCGCAGTGAACACAAACCTGCGGCCAGTAGGCCGATTCATGACGATGGAAAATCAATCAAGTTTCCAAGTCGCAAAAATAACGCAAGGAACCTAAAGCCATGGCAAAAGTAATCACGTTAGCGGGCGAGCAACTATTTGCAACAAAAGAGCAAACCGATGAACCAAGGGGCATCGACACATTTATTTTTGCCTACATACCGGGGCAAGACCCAAGTGCACCGATTGACCGCGCCGAAGGGTTGCCTCTGCCTGGTCAAATCGTGCATCAGCAAATCGTGCAGCAACGCGGCAAAATAAACGATAACGTTGTGGTGTACTCCACAGTGTTGGACAGTGTAACGGGCCCATTTGAATTCAACTGGGTTGGCCTGTATTCATCAGATAACGACACGCTGGTCGCCATTGAAAAAATACCAACAGTGACAAAAACCATCACTGAGCCAGGTTCTGCAGGTAACACCATCAACCGCAACTTTGCCATGGAATACAGCGGCATTGCTGAAATTACCGGTATTACCGTATCACCAGAAACATGGCAGTTAGACTACACAGCGCGCCTAAACGGCATGGATGAACTAACCCGCGAACTGGCCGCAGACATGAACGGCAAGGACTGGTTTATCGAAGACGGTTTTAAAGTGGAAACGCACAGCACGTTAAATTCGTTTACCGTTTCGGCTGGGGTTGGTTATGTTTCAGGCCTTCGGGTAGAGCTGGAAGAAGACCATATTTTAACCTTAAGCGCCTATCCGCGTTTTGTGTATGTAGATGCCTGGTTCGACGGCACCAGTGAAAGCACTTGGAAAGGTCAGCATCAGTTTACCGTCAGCACTGAAGAACTAACCGATTACCTCGACAGTTCAGGCAAACAACATTACCTGTGCAAAATTGCAGTGATCACAAACGCTGCAACAGTCACAGACTTACGAAAAGTAGGTGCAATAGAGGACATAAACCAAAGGCTTGGTGCTAAGGTGATGGGCGTGATCAACGTCTCGGAAATCATCAACAACAGCCCCGAATTCATCCTGCCAATCACGCCAGAACTGGGCGCCTATATCACCTTAGCAGGGCATGGAGCCGCAAACTTTACCATTACAGGATTCGGTGATGCCTGCCCAGTAGGTTATACATTTTCCCTGCTAATACCAAGAACCATTGGGAATACAGGTGGGATCGTGAATGATATGGGGAAATACGTTCAGTTTTCTCACACATCCAGTGGCGACGGTATAGATATGTCTATAAATTCGAGACAGATTGGAGCTTCTACATTATACACTTACCAAGCTTACCCTGATGCAAATGACCAGTTTGGAAGTAAAGCAGCATTGTACGAACAGTTGCAGTTTGTTCACGAAGGCTCGGGCCGTTGGAGATGCGTTAAATTGCCAGATGTTGTATTTGGTTTGAACGAATATGGCGAATACCATCGACGTGCAGATGGATTGCAGATGATGGATGTAAAAACAGCGGGCATCCCGTGCACAACCAATTTGGGCTCTGTATTTATTAGTGCTCTTGTTACTGCAAGCTTTCCAGTTAAGTTTTTATCAACAACAACAACCTCAGTAAGACTATCGGGGTATGTTTTTGATTCAAACGTAAGATGGTTAGGTTTTACCTTAATAAATATTCTTCAAGTCACGTTTAACCATATTTCAGCCGTTAGTGCCCCGGGTAACTTGCCTGCAATAATAAGCGCTATGGGCCGCTGGAAACCAAACGTTTAAAGGAAAGACAAAATGCCAAAAATTCAAGCTTTTGCAACAGCAACAGGTGACAGAAATAGCTACATACTGATGGAAGTAGGTGAAAACGTTCCTATCGGCTACACCGAAAAAATGCCACCTTTAGCCGCCGAAGGCTATACCGTTGCATGGGATGAACAAGCGCAGGACTGGCACCAGGTTGCTATACCACAGCCAGAAACTGAGCAAGAGTAAGGCGCGCTATGCTTTCCCTAAACGCCCAAAAAATCCTACTCAAAGCCCTGCGGATCACGGCCAGCCAAGAGCTGGCCACCGAGGACGCCAGCGGACAGAGCAGTAGCACCGACACCGCTGAAACGGGCATGAAAGCTAAAATGCTGTCGGTGACTGGGTTTATTAAATTTGCCGACGTGGCCAACTTAACCAACCTGTTCAAACTGGCCGAGGCCACCCAGGGCGGGGCGCGGGTAACATACCGTATTGCCAACCGAACCGCCGAGGCGTTAGGCGTTAAACAGGTGAAGTTCAGCAGCAGCATTGAAGCCGTAGAGCAAGAAACAACCCGCCAGTGGAACATTAGTTTTACCTTGGCAGAAGTGCGAAGCGTGCCGCAGAAAAAAGAAGAACGGACACCGCAACCAGCGGCAGCCCAGCAGGGCGCAACAGGCCAAACCGCAGCAGAAGAAAACGCACCACCACAAACCGAAGTACCACTTACCGGTTTAACTGCCT